AACTCAATTCCTTGCAGCTTGAACCAGTCACGCACCAACGTGAAGCAATCAAACTTGCCATACTCCCATTGCCTGCCGATCAGGGCGCGATAGTTGACCATTGCTTGTCTGGAATGCTCCAAATGTGCCACGGAACTTTCGTTCCAGTGCAAGCACGCTTATCAGCTTCACTTGCTAAACCACCTTCAGGGTGTGAATGCACAATGGCTTCAACCGTTCCAAAAAACGATGCTGTTGCGTAGTCTCGCGGATCAATCGCAAAGTCAGCACAAGGGTTGTCTGCAACATTGCGACACGGCCAGTATTTGCCATCAACGACAACACCACAGGCTTCTTTCGGAGCACACCGTAATGCGTGCTGCTCTGCATCAAACCTGAAGTCTTGCACCTGGGAAGCCTCCAAATGGCAAGAGATTTCCATTTGGACCGATGCCACATGGATCGTCTTTTGGGAATCTAAGTTCACAAGCTCTTAGGTTCTTGGCACATTGATCACCTGGGGAGTCGCGTAGCTCGTCATCCCAATCTGTCGGGTCGTTGTTTAAGTCAAACGTCCTGCCTTTTTTTGGCACATATCCGCACTCAGCGCCCTTGTAAATCCACGGGCAATGCTCAACAACTTGCCTTGCAGGCAGACGCAGATTCGTCAGGTCAAGCTTGCCAACCAGTTCAAACTCAACGACCTGAGGGTTTTCAGTTGCTACGCGGTCGATGTACCACGACTCATAGCCACCGTTAAACACTGCTGTTGGGTCAGCTGCAGCCTCGCCATCAAGAAACTTTTTGCAAGTGCGAATGCGTCTAACTTCTGCACGCAACGGGTTGTAAGCATTGAGCAGCGCTGTGATCGCTCCATCTGCATTAGCAATCTTCATGCTGGGGCGTGGCAACGTGCCCTTAGTTGTCACCTCAAATCCATCAACTTCAATCGGCACTGCTGAATATGTGTCGCCATCAAACACGATCGCTTCTGAAACTTGGTTTGTTCCAGCGTGAAAATAATAAACCGTGTCAACACCATTCACTGCAGCCGTTAGGTGCAGCTGGAACAGCTCAATGATCGCTGATGGCTCAAGCGAATGAAGTTCCCTTTCAACCTTGTTAGGCGTAGTGGTCATGGCTCAAACACCTGCTCAAACGTTGCCTGGATGTTGAATAGGTTTGAATATGGCATCGTTTTTGTCCATGACCTACAAATCCAAACGTAACTAGCTGTCTCATCTGGTGGCGACCAATTAAAAGCCTCGGCACCGCCCCTGGCCTCTAAAAAATCTTCAATGGTATTTGCGTCCGTAGCAGTTCTGTTTACCCAAGACAAATCCCAAATCTTCGGATCTTGATTGATGCCGAACGTGCTGCGCTGGCTATAGCCTGATCCGAACTGAGCAACGCGCACATTAGGCTGCGCTTTCTTGCTTGCGCCGTAGTCAGCGTCGATGCTGGGAAAAGTAGTTGCAGCCATTAGCTCAGAAGCCCTCCAGGACGTTTTTGCTTAATTAGTTCAGCTTGCACAGCAGCACCAATAGCCTGACCAAGCGCCTTGGCATTGGGTTGGTCGCCTTGCGCACTAGAGCCTGAAGCGTCAACGTTCACCACCACGTTACCGACGCCAGTGCCAAAAGACTCAACGCCAAGCCTTCCGTTTCGACCACGACGCAGCGGCATGATTGCCTCTGGCCCTGCTTCGCCCATAAGGCCAGTACCATTCGCCATCGGGAAAAGCGTTGGCTTATTTACAACGCCGCCATAGGCAAAAGGAACAATTTTATTTTTGGCAATAACACCGCCATTAGCAAAAAGACCTAACAAGCCGCTGCCACCGGTTCCATCAGCACCCTTAAAGCTGCCAATACCAGCCTGCAGAAACAAGCTTGAAATCTGCCTAAGAACCCCTGACAGCGATTCACCCAAAGACTTAGTGCCGTCAATTAACCCCTCAATGGCGCTGGTCATTTGATTAGCCAACGTGTCTTTAACCTGATCAAGCGTAATTTTGTACTTGTCAGTTTTTTCATTCAAGTCGTCTTGCGCGTCTGCTAAGCCGTGCACTGCATTGAGTCGGTCAAGAGTGTATTGAGTCAGCAAATTGCTTTGCTCAAGCGCAAGGTTGTTGCCCGTCAGTCCTTTCTCTTTTAGTTCCTGAATTGCAAGGTCATAGCCCAAATCAACTTCAGCAAGCCTGTTCCCTGCAAGCCTTGCAGTATTGATCTCTTTTGTGAGGCGCAGCACCTCAGCAGAAACCTGCACCTTTGTGTTGCCTGATGTCTCTTCAGTAACTTCATCAAGCTGCTCAGTCACAGAGCTGGGGTCCCTGCCACCGCGGTCCCTGCCACCGCGGTCCCTGCCACCGCCGCCATAATCTACTCCAACTTCTGATCTGCCAAACAACGTTTTCCCTTGTGCGGCTATGTCTTTGAAAAACTGATCTCTTGTGTCAGCCAAGCCTGTTTTTGCCACGTCAAACGCTTGACCAAATTTTCCTTGGCCGACCAGCGTTGCAATATTGACAAGGTCTTGCAGTGTCCGCACAAAAAATCTAGTGGCTTGAACTAACCCCAAAACGACAGAGGCAACACCACGAATACCAGCCTCGATGACTTTGAACAGAGGCGTGAAATCTTGCCCACTATCGAACAGATCACTAAACGCCTCAAGAATCGCGTTAAGTGCTGGCAGCAATGCGTCAGCTAGTTGCTTGCGGAACCCGTCAAATTTGATTTGCAGGATTGTTATCTGATCATTGAAATACTCTGCATTCTGCGCAAAATTGACGCTGGTCTCGTAGTTAAAACGCTCAAGCGCCTCAGTGCCACCGTTCAGCAGCGTGATCAGCTTTGACCCAGAACGGCCAAAGATGTCCATCGCAATCGCTGCCTTTTCAGGGCCATTCGGCAGATCTTGGAACTTGTCAGCAATCTCACCCAGCAGCTGATCAGATGGTTTCAGACTGCCGTCTGCTTGCTTAACGCTCAGGCCCAGCTTTGCGTATGCCTCTGAATAAGTTTTGACGCCCTCAGAAGCCTCAACCTGTGTCTGAGTAAGCTTGCGCAGGCCGTTCTCAATCTCGCTTTGGCTGACATCTGCCAGCTTGCCAGCGTTGACGTAGGCTTGCAGCTTGTCGGCTGCAATGCCTGTCCTAGTGCTCAGCTTGCCAAAAGCATCGGCTGAATCAATCGCACCTTTTACAAACGCGCTGAAGCCAGCAACAGCAGCAGCAGCGAATAAAGCCTTGAAGGCATTGCCAACGCCACGCACAGCCATGCCAAGGTTCTTGGCCTTACCTTCAACCCCTTGCATGGAGTTGCCGAGGCGCTTGATATTGTTCTCGCCCTTAGTCTTTGCGTCGATTAACAGACCAAACTTGGCAGTCATTTACTTGCTCTCCTTGTTCAGGATCTTGACCGCCGCAGCCTCCATGACCTGCAAATTCTCAAGCACGGTCGGCTGATCCTCGACTTCATACAGTCTAAACAGCCATTGCACAGCTGAATAGTCCAGCCCACAAACACCTGCAGACGTTGTGCGCCATTGCGTCTGACAACGCAAGAACATCTCAACAGCAGGCCAGTTATCAGGCCACACCTCAAAATGCTCAGGCGCATCAGGCTCAGGCAAAGCCAAGCCAAACGCCTTAGCGTCAGCCATCAGCTCTGATTTGTCATCAGGGCCGTTGAACAGATACTCAACGGCCTCCTCTAGTTTTTTCGCTTGGCTCCGCGCTTGCTGTCCAAGTATGCGCCAGCGATTGCCGTTGCAATCATCGGCACATCAAGCAGCTCATCACGCTTGGTGATGCTGTAGGGCAGCTCCTTGCCGTCCTCATCCTCAACACCTGCCCAGCCTGACATCACCTCGCGGGCGATCTCAACGTCAGACAAACTGCCTTCACCGCTCAGCTCAGCAATCTCCAGCAGACGGCTTTGCGTTAAGTCTTTGAACTCAACATCAAAAGTGACCCGTTCATGCTTGCCTCCATCAACAGGGACATCAACAGAAACAGGCCACTTGTAGGTGTTGGACTTTTTAAGGACGAATCCCATGGAAGGAACTATTTACCCTAAAACTAGCGCACTATGTAAGTGCCAGGCTGTACTCATCGTTGCCCGATGTTGTCGGTGTTGCTGTGTAGTCAAAATTCAGCATCTGAACGCCGTCAGAATCTGAGTAACTAACAGCAGACAAATCGGTCTGAGGTGCGCTGAAAGTAAAGATGTTGCCAGCAGTTTGCCCGTGCTGGAATGTGTTGTTTCCAGTAGCAGAGCCGGTGATGCTGGTGAAATAGTTCTTGGTTGCCATCGTGACGGCCTCAAGAACAATGCTGCCACCAGG